CAGTACACTACGAACTTACACAGGAGCAGTTCTTTAATATACAGCAAAGACAAGGTTTTGAATGGTCGAATACAATTAACCCGAATCCAACAACTTTTGAAGATCTTGGCGGAGCAGCTGTTATTGTTCTTAATAAAGGTCAGACAACTGTTAATAATAAGTATGAAGGCTTCTATGTAGGTCTTGCTGATAATACAAACTTAAACGAAGCAACAAACTTTGATGCTGTTCTTACCGCAGAAACAGTAGGTGCTAGTGCTACTTCAACGAGTTCGTACTTACGTTTACCGGAAGGTCGCCTTAACTTCGCGTTATCTGCGCTAAATGACGCTCAGACAAATACGTTTGGCCAGGAATCAGATAGTATTGCCGAAATCATGGAAAATCTTACTGATTATGATATTGCAAAGCCAGGATTTGATGATACATTATCTGTCGGCTTATTCAAACTTAGACAATCTGTATTTGCTTCTGATGTCATCAAGTTAGATTACGTTCTATCAGAAAGTTACGTTGGTTCTTTCGACTACCATCGTCAACAGCAATCACAAACCGGTGGAGCAGCTCAGAGCTTCTTCTTAGGATTTAAAGAAGATCAATCTCCGAATGTACAAGTGCTTATTAACGATAATCTCTCACATAGAAATGGCGATACATGGCTAGGTCTTGATGGATTACCTGTTAATAAAGTTAGATTAGCTTCAACTAAGTTTAGTACAGCTCCTCTCGCAGAAGCAAATTGGCCTATACTTTCATCTGGCTATGTAGCTACTGGTTATGAAACCGCTGCACCGTTTGTTTCAGCAGCTCTTGTTGATACAGCAACAACACTAGGTGTAGCTGATAGCTTGTTTACAGTGGGTGCATATACTAATGCAAATCTACAGTCAACGCAGAAAGATCTTGGTTCTATTCCGCAAAAGCTTGATAGATTACTCGATACTGTCGAAAATCCAGATATCTTTGATATCGATATTACGATTGAAGCTGGTCTAGGTACGATTAATGCAGGTAGAGAAGCTACCGGAGATGGTAAGTATTACGATGATCTAACTAATGTGCCAATGTCTGGTTTTGCTAAATCTGATATTACATTGATCGATCAAGATGCTCAAACTTATAGAGATAACTGGAAGACAATCTACAACAGATTTAACGACTTCGCAGAGAAGAAGAGAAAGGATCACTTGTTTATTGCTGACCTTCCTAGACCGATCTTCTTAGAGGGTGCAAACTTCAAAACATTACAGGATCCTAATAAAAACTTCTCGTTAAATATCAATAAGCCTATCCAAGCATTCACGTCTATCTTGAATTCTAGCTACTCAACAACGTATGCTGCTTGGACTAAAGTTTATGATGCGGTGTTAGATGATCAGACATGGGTACCATTCTCCGGTACTGCTGCTGAAATAATGGCTAATACTGATAGTAACTTCCAACCTTGGTTCGCACCAGCTGGTTTCACACGAGGAAGAGTAGGTAGTGTTAATGACATATGCCTCTACCCGAAACAGAAGCAAAGAGATCAGTTATATAAGATTTCTGTTAACCCTGTTGCGTTCTTCCCAGGAGAAGGTTTTGTTACTTTCGGTCAGAAGACATTGCAATCAGCACCGACTGCGTTTGATAGAATCAATGTTCGTCGTCTGTTCTTAAACTTGGAGAAGTCAACACGTACAACTATGAAATATTTCATATTTGAACCTAATACGCTTCTTACAAGAACTCGTATCATTAACACACTAACTCCTATCTTTGAAAATGCAAAGAATACGGAAGGTGTTTATGATTACTTGATCGTTTGCGATGAGAGAAATAATACTCCAGATATCATTGATCAAAATGAGCTTGTTGTTGACATCTACTTAAAGCCGGTTCGTGCTGCAGAATTTATCTTGGTAAATTTCTACGCAACACGTACAGGTACCGATTTCAACGAAATCGTCGGATAATATTAACCCCTAACAAATTAAGCCGGTCTGAAAAGACCGGCTTTTTTTTAGATTAATTGCCAGCTATTTTTGTTCTTATCTTTAACATGTTTCTGCTTTTGGTTAGTGATACGTGACATTTTAGGTCTGTTGATACCGTAACATTCATTCCACTTAAATCTATATAACGATTTTATCTCAAAAGTCTCGGATTGTTTGTTATATTTTGTTAATTTATTCATATAAATTTTAAGGTGTTTGAATAAATATTATTATAATGAATACTATGAACACAAACCAGGAGGTACCAAATGGCTGATGTCAAGCAAACGATACAGGATTTTTATACTCAGGCTCAAGCAAAAGACTTCGCAAGAAATAATCTGTTTAGGGTGTTAAACATTGACTTTGGAGATGGTAGTGATGTATCTATCGGTGAAGAAGATTTAGTTTATGTAACAACAGCAACTCTACCTGGTAAAACTATTCAAGATGTTACAATTCCTTACATGGGATTAGACTTTCATGTACCAGGTACCGTTAAATATAATGGATCAGAGGGATACTCGCTAACTTTTAGAGCTGATGAATCATATAATCTATATGATAAATTCCAGCAAGTAATTAATGATACGTTTAACGATGAGGATTCGACAGGTAATTACTTCACTCCAAAAGCTAGCTCTGTTATTGACTTAGTACAGTTAGATAAAGAATTGAATAGAGTTTCTCAGTACCAGTTAGTTGGGTGTAGTATTAGAAGCGTCGGTGATTTATCGTACGACGTTACAGCAACTGGCGAGGTACAAACGTTTACAGTAACTGTTGCTTACCACTATTACAGAAAAACAGCATAAATTTAATTAATTTACTAAAAGGCCGTATCGTTTGATACGGCTTTTTTTTGCTTAAATATTATATATGGGTATATTAAACGCAGCAAATAATGCTTTACAAGGAGTTTCAAACCTTACGCAAGGTGCGTTAGGCGGTACATTAGCGCAACCAAATGTAAATCTCTTTGGTACAAATATACCCGGGGTACCGTTAGTAAGCTTTAGAAATAATTTTATTAGATCTATGGAGACGTGGGTCGGGGCTTTACCGCTAAGAACGCAGTGGGTTGTATTGTTCGATTCCTTCCCTGTAGGTTTGAATACAGATATTTTACAGGCTTTAGAACCAGTTCAAGGCGATAAAAAAGGATTTGATATAGATAGAGCTAAAGCTTTTTTAACATCTTACCCTGCACAGGGCATTGTTGGTTGTATATTCGCGCAAGGGGCGGATATACCTGACGATACCATACAGTCGCCGGTAGCGTCAATTACAAACAATAGAGGATTTATACCTGGAAGAATATCTGGTAATAGATCTGAATTTAGCCCACTGACGTTACAGTTTAGAGAGACTAACTCTTCTTTTATTGATTCTGTTATTAGACCGTGGGTTATACTAGGAGGGCATGCCGGGATGGTAGCTAGAGATGAAAATAATAAACCTGAACTTAGCCCTAAATCAAATATTACTGTGGTGCAATATACAAGATCGTATCAAGGTATATCTCAAATACCTCGTAAGGTATGGAATTTCTACAACTGTGTACCGTTTAGTGTTGGTAGTAGAAATTTAACATATGATGCTGAATCTGTGCAAATAGATACCACGCAATGGAATTACAGTCACTATACGGTCAGTGACAACCTATACTTGCCTTTACCTGATCTAATTGATAAGTTATTTTAATGATTGATAATTTAATACCGGTAAAGCTTTCGAAAAGCGAGGTATATTTCAGAGAACCTACTTTTTACGAATATAAAAATATATGTAAAATGTTACTATCGAGTGATAGTAAGTATATAAGTGATTGCTTTAATCGCTTAATAGACTCATGTATATATAAAAATACATACCTGGATATTATAGGTAAATTTAAATGCATCGTAGCTATAAGAAATACCGTTCTCGGTAACGAAATATCATTTTTAGAAGATAGTAAAAAAATAACATTAGACATCTCAATACTGCTAGATAAAGAATTCGACGATACGCCGATGGAGTATGATATATTTACATTTCGAAGCCCTGTTAATTTCTATGCATCAAGCTATGATGAACTCGTTTCACAATGCTTAGTAAAAGTAAAAGGTGTATGTGTTAGAGATTTAACTATCAGCCAGAAAGCCGAGATTTTAAACGAAACATGTTTATCGTTAACTGACATTTTCAAGCAAATCCAAGATCAGTTTTCAAGAAGACAAATAAACATCTTCAGAGATAAAACGATTAATATATATAATTCTGCAGAATTATTGCCGTTTTTGAAGAGTATATTTCAAGAAGATCTTAATAGTATTTTGCAGTTTGAGTATATATGTATGCGAAATTTAGATCTTAGATCTGCGGATTTTAAGATGTATACATACCCTGAGCTTAAGATTTTCCTTAATCATTTAAATAAAGAGCAGCAAGATAGTAAGCAGGCTAGTAACGCGCAGTAGTTGTTATTCGTATAATTAAAAATAAATATTTCTATGTCTGATAAATTTAACGATATTCTAAATGAGATTAAAAGTACCCGTAGTGTTTTAACGGTGTTTTTACCGTCTACGCAGACAGAGGTGGAGCTATCTCCTCTTACATTAGCTCAGCAGAAGCTAATTATTGAGAGCACTTCAGATACAACGCTAGGTGTCTTATTCTTTAATAACATTTTTTATAAGATTTTAAAAGATAATCTCAATGGTAATATAAAAGATTATAACACTATTGACCGCGTTAATTTAACACTGGCTTTAAGGCAACATCTCAAAGATAGTATTGATGAAGAAAGTGATGAGACGGTATCGAAACTATTGACTCGTAATAAAGATATTCCGTATAATATTGAACCTGTAACGGTAACGACAGGCGATTTTACATTTACTGTTCAAGCTCCTACTCTTGATGTTGATAACTTTGTAAATACCCATTTATTAAACAAATATAAGAATACATCGTTTGATGATAATAAGCTTAAAAATTTAATAAGTGATTTATATGCATGCGAGATTTTAAAGTTCATAAAGAGTATAAAAATAAACGATAAGGAAGTTAATTTACATAATGAATTGACTCAGAGTATTAAAGTATTAGAGAGTATTGACAGTATCCACTTTAAACAAGTTACAGACTATATTAATACAGTCAGAGACGAAGAAGCAAAATACGTAAGATATACCACTGAGGATAAATCGATAGATATTACTCCTGATTTGTTTATACTTTAGATTAATTATTAAATAATAGTATGGCAGACACTACTATAGCTGATGCATTACTATTAATATCAAAAGTATCATCTTCAACTGAAAAGAGACTATCTCTACTTGAAAAGGTAGTTGGTGAGAATACTGCAGCTATTAAAGCAAAGATATCACCAGCACGTGCAGTTGAAAAGGTAGTTGGTCAAAAAGTAGATGCAATTAAACCAATATCAGCTCCTAGACAGGTAGTCGAGAAAGCAAAGCCTGTTATTGTTACTGACTTTGGTAGAAAGGCGGAAAATGACCTGAAAATACTGCGCAGTGATGAATCAAAAGATACCGAAGATAAAGAGCCTGGTAAAGGTGGTATGGGGTTTATTAAGAAGCTCATAGGACCTGCACTACTAGTACTTGGAGGTCTCGCAGCTCTTATAACTGGTATAATGTCTGATGGACCTTTAAAAGGTCTTTTAAATATATTATCTAAAGGTGGTATTATTGGCGGTGTTAAGCTTTTCCAGAAGATGGTAGGTAAACAATTAGCTAAATTTACCGGTCTATTTGCTAAAATAATGCCTAAAAATTTATTTGCTAATGTAATTAAAAAGGCGAAAGGATTTTTAGGAGGTATAACTAAATTTTTATTAAAACCGTTTGCTAAAATAGCAGGTAAAGGCGGCGCGAAAGGTCTTTTCGGTACTATAGGTAAATTATTTAGTAAATTTCTAAAACCGGTCTTAAAGCGTATACCTGGTATAGGTTCACTTATATCATGGGGATTTGCTGTTAGTAGGTTTAAATCTGGCGATTTAGTAGGTGGTTTAATTGATGTAGCATCTGGTATAGCGACTCTATTCCCTGGTATAGGTACTGGTATATCTATTGGGCTAGATGTACTTAATGCTTTTCTTGATACAAAAAAGGGCCCGGAAGAAGTTAAACCGGCTGGTTCCGGTTTTAAAATGAGTGATTTCTTCGGTAAAATTAAAGAAAAGATAATGAATAACTTCCCTATTAAGAATCTCGTAAGTATGTGGGGCGGTGCTAAGAAGGTACTAACTGGTGATATTAAAGGCGGTCTAACTGATATGGCTATGGCTATACCTTTTATGGCGCCGTTAGCAGATTTCTTCTTCGGTGAGAAAGACGAGGATACCGGCGAAAGAAAAGGGGGGATGCAAGGTAAGAGTTTCGGTGAAATACTTAAAGTTATCGGATCAACTCTAAAAGAAAAGGTAGGTAAGACTCTACTCAAGGCTATACCAAGTGCGTTCGGGTTAAAGAACAGAGCTGCTAAACTATTAGGTATATCTATAGACGATACAGGGGGTATGGAAGATCTATCTGAGGCAGAAGTAACTGAATTGACCCGGACTCAACCCCAGGTAGCAACAAGAGAATTGCCTGATTCTAAGCCATCATCATTCGCGAGTGAAGATAAAACAGTTAATAATATATATTCTGACGATAATATGAAGCAGCAGCTTAAAATTGCACAGGCTCATTCGAAGCTAATTGTTAATCAGACAAACATGAGCGGCGAGTTACTCAATACTCAGATTGAACTTCTAAAAGAGAATATAAGCCTTCTTAGAGAAATAGCTGATAAAACAGGTGCAGGGGCTAATATTGTTACAAATAATACAACATCTGTAACTAATATGAATAATCAGCGTAATTTGAGAGATCTTCAAGAAGTATATTCATATTAAATAATAATATATGAGCAATCTTTGGAATTTACAGTTTGGCGGTACTGCAGCTGTGCCTATTTTAACAAGAGGTGAAGGGAAGTTATCGGATAGTACTTCTGATATTAAGGACCTTACCAATCTAGGTATATATGGAGATCAATCTGCTCAAGTTAAAGATCCGATTAATGTTGTAAAGGATTTTGCATGGACAACCAGTCCGAAGAGCTCTCGTGAAGATGTACCTAAAATACAGATGATCGAGCAAAGAATAGTGTTAAATTCTACGGTAACCAATATGATTTATTCTACACTCGCTTCTGCAGATACTGTCGCGGCTGGGTTAATTAACACGCCGGTTGGTATATTTGATAGAGTACAAGCAGATAATAATATAGATACAGACGCTTCAGCTGCAGCTGCAGAAACATCTGATGAAGCTCAGGAGAAATCTCTAAAGGAGAAGATAAGAGACCAGTATGAAAAGGCTCTACAAGGCGGCTACTTTAAGACATTTGATAGTGATGTTTTAAAACCATATGAAGGGCTATACGCTACTGAATATACGGGATTTAACTACTATTTTCCGTATCTAGAAGATTCATATAAAGAGATATCGAACAGTTTCGGTGATAGTGAAAGTAATGTAGCTGGTCCTATTGCAGACTTAATGGGAAGTCTTTCGAAGGGGTTAGCGGGTATAGCTAATATAGTAAAGCCCGGTACATATATCGAAAAGTCTCAGCAATTTTCGATGGGCCAAAAAGGTAGAGATGTATCATTTACAATACCTCTACTCAATACAGGTACTTTTGATGATGTTAAAAGAAACTGGCAGTTAATTTTTGGATTAGTCTATCAAAATAGACCAGGTAGAGTTAGTAAGAGTATTATAGATCAGCCAGTTATTTACGAGGTACATGTACCCGGTGTTGCATATATGCCGTATGCTTATATATCAAACTTATCAGTTAAATTTTTAGGTAATAGACGTGATATGGAGCTCGAGGTACCAGTTATGGATGAAGGGGTTGATGGTGGAGTATCGAATAATATAGGTACAATCCGGACTGTAGTACCTGATGCATATGAATTGAATGTCACAGTAACCGGTCTCAATGAAGAGACAAGAAACTTTATATATGCGAGTGTTAAAAAGGATAAACTGACAGTTAATAAACCTGTTGAAGCAGCTCCATCACCTTCACCAGCTACGACGCAGATTGGCGCAGCTACAGAACCTACTATTGTTGGCAGAGTAACAGGTCGTCGCGATAGTCAATAGGTATAAATAATATTATGGAAGGTAAATTTCAAGATAAGGTAGAATTATTACCAGATTTAGAGTTATATAGGTACGAAAATATCTTTAAGCTTTATAAGCAGGGTGAGAATGATTACTATTATTATAATATTCTTAAGAAGATTAAGATACCTGAAGATATTAATGAACAGATCTTTGACTTTGTTAAATTTCCACATGCAATGCCTTTAACTACATTGAGTTATAGAGTATACGGTACGACATATCTATGGTGGTTGATCATGGTTGTTAATGATATATCTAATCCAATGTCAATTGAATCCGGTAAGCGGGTCAGAGTAGTAAAGAAAGCTTTCCTCAAAGTTTTACTAGAAAGTATTAAACAGCAGCTGCAATGAGATATACATATGATACAGTTTATGATGAGCAGTTTAGTTATACGATAGATAATCAAAAATATATATTTAAAGCTACTCTATTTAACCCTGACGGTGACCTATTAACTATCACAAAGAGTTCAGTCTTAGAATTAAACTTATTTGATAATATTTTTGAACCATGGTTAAACGGGACTGTTGTTCTAGATAATACAGAGGATGCCCTAGAGCGATTTGTATCAACGCCGAGCGACGCCGAGTTTAACACGAATAATAAATCATACAAAGGTTATACTGTTAGAGGAGATGGCCGTGATTTATTAAAAATAACTATCATACCACTAGACGGTAATACACAGGATTATAATCAGTTAGATGCAGATATGCTTAAATCTCTTGCAATCTCTTATATTTTTTGCTTGGAAGATGAAGAACCTATTGATTATAATGGTGTGAGCGCTAAAAGATATACTATAACTGATTATGATTTGCAGATTATGAAGGAGCGTAAAGCTTTCTTCTCATCGTCTAATGTTCTAGGCGACGTTACCGATGTAACTCAATTAAGTAATTCAGATCGACAAGTTGAAACCGGTAAATGCCTTAAAGCGTTAATTAAGAATGTTCTAAATGATAATGCTTCTATATATACAACAGTAGAGCCAGTTTCTGGTAATGAAATTACGCCTTTTTTTGAAGACGGGACATCAAAAATATTCTATTCATCGCCTGCTGAAAATAATGCTTACGAAGATATAACATATATTATGCAGCGTCATACGAGCAGTGACGGTAAAAATGATTTTAGTTTTTTAAAAAAAGAGAACTACACTGGTGAATATACTCTGCAAGGAGCATCAAATCTCTTTAAGCAAGCATATAATGTTCAAAGTAAATCAACAGGGTCTAAATTTCTAGAGAATTTTACTATAACTGGAAGTAGTCGTGAAGGTGATAGCGTAATTGATCGCGAGCAGAAAAAACCTTTAGGTGCTTTAGAGTTCGGTGAGAAGGGTGAAATTTTAGAGTATAAGTTTTTTAATACTGCTTCTAATATACGTCGTGAAAAGATAAAGTCGCAGATTGTACATTCATATGACTTTGCTGATAAGCAGTTTAATTTAGATATTTACGATAGTAATATTGAACGTGCACGTACTCGATTTTCTGAAAACTATGTAGATAATCTTAAAGGTAAAGATAACACGCCGCATGCTAATTTTATTATAAATGGTACGCAGCGAGATAATTTATCATACAGTAATATGTTCTCGGAATACGGTAATAACCCTGAAATTAGGAGGACATACGGTGTAAACAGGTTATTAAAAAACGCCCTTATCACCAATATGGGTGTTGAGCTAACTGTTAAAGGTCAGTTATTTAGAACATCAGGTAAGTTTTTTAGTTTAGATAGAGCAGGTGACTATATCGAAAATACCTTTGATAATAAATTACTAGGTATATATTTTATTGTTGATGTACAACATATCTTTATAAACGATACTGAATTTTATAATAAAGTTATCGGGATAAAAACATACCATTACGAAGATCCAAAATATAAGGAGGTTCAGCTATGAGCAATGAAGTAACATTACTGCCAGAATATATTGACGTTGTACAACAGCCTAGTATAGAATTTTATAGATCAGCAACAAATTTACTTTCAGCGTTTAATGATTATATAGGGCAGTTAGATACTAGTATTCAGTTTGAGAAAAGTAAAGTTACAGTGGATGTAATAGAAAGTACTTCTCTCCTATATAGTAAATTAAATGGCGATGATTTTAAAATTACATTTGATGATAAAGTGTATGAGTTTGATAATATATTTAAACTCTTCTATATTGAGAAATTCCAAACATTAACCGACGATATTAAGAGTTTAATAACATCGAACTTAACCGCAGATAATATATATTTTAACAACTACAGCGACGATACAGGTAATATCACTGACGTTAATAGTGTTATTGATAATAACACATCTCCATATTTTGATGCATTCGATGCAACTTACAATTACCCGAACGGTATACCTGCTTCAGTTTTTAATAAAGTATCAAAAAGAGAGTTGCAGACTTCCATAAATCTTAATACAAAGACGGATGCTTTACTAAAATTAAGCTTATCTGATTTACAGGGTTCAGTTGATGCAAATACCGCTAAAACACCACACGGTGAAAATTTAGTTACTGATAACCTCTACGTTGATAGGTTATATATCTTTAAAGATCCTATTAACAGTCAGCTTAAAAATATTATAGGTAATATGGCTGACTTTATACAGTTCTTCAAAAATGTAAACTTTAGAGATCAGGATACAAGCAGATCATCGGTACATCTTAAATATACAACTAATGTCGAGGGCGTATCCGCGAAGATTGATATACTTAGAAATAAATTAAACCAGCCTGTTAAAGTTTCATTTAGCTAGATGTTACTTCCGCTTCAATAATATTAGCGTCATCTATCAATTGCTTCATTAACTCTTCGCGGTTCAGAAGCAATTTAGTTTTATTATCATCCTCTTGCAGTTGCTTCTTGCTTTCAATATCCATAATCTTCAATTCCTTAGAAGATTTATTTTTCTCGTTAGCTATATGAATCTTATTGAGAGTTTCGATAGCTGCTGCCGAAGCTCCGACTAGTTTACTTAAACTCTCTACATCTTTTGCATCAGGCGCGTTTGTTATATATTGGGTAACTTCATCAACAAATTCGACGCTGCCTTTAATAAGCTTACCAGAGTACTGTAGTAGAAACTCCTGTAAATCTTCTGACTCTAATTTAAAATCATCCTTATTTTTAATGTCTCTAGTCACCTGTGCCGTTGTTTGTAACTGATCTAGTAAATCATCGACTGAGTTATTAATATCATCATCCATATAGAAATATTTATTAATATAGTTGAAAAACTACACTAATACTATATAATGGGTTATATGAATATTGTAAATTATACTGAGGTAGTAGACGTAGAAATTAAATTTGTTAAGACTCATGAAGATGCTAAGCTTCCTGAAAAGGCACATGCTGATGATAACTGCTTTGATTTATTCGCAGTTGAAGATACTGTTATTCCTGCTAGCGACTCAAGTCCTACCGGTAAGGTAAGAATCGGTAGCAATGTTGTACCAGTCGGTATTAAAGTAGGTTATATTACACCTGGATTCGGATTTGTAATTAAACCAAAGTCCGGTCTCGGATTCAAAGCAGGTTTACAGCCGCATCTAGGTGAGATCGATACAGGTTATAGAGGTGACTGTGCTGTTAAAATGTATAACTTTTCAGATACTGATTATGAGTATAAGAAGGGTGATAAGGTAGCTCAAATTAAGATCGAAAAGAATTATGTAACATCTGTTGACTGGACTGATGAAGTTGGGGAAGCGGACCGCGGCGAAGGCGGATTCGGATCGACAGGTAAATAATTAACGGAACACTGATATAATAAATTATGGCAAAAACAACTAGACAAAGAATAACGGAAAAAAAAGTAGGTAACGCTAAGATTCGTAAGACTGTTACCGTTACTGTTACAAAGCCGTCAAAAAGAAAAAAATAATGTTCAATAATCTCTTCGTAGAAAAGTATAGACCGCAAACATTATCAGATTTGGTATTATCTGATAGTAATAGAAAGTATTTTGAATCTATTACTGATGAGATATCGAATCTACTCTTTGTCGGTACTCCAGGTTTAGGTAAGACTACATTAGCTAGAATTCTTGTTAATGATGTGCTAGAATGTCAGTATCTTTATATTAATGCATCAGATGAAAATGGTATTGACACCATTAGATCTAAGGTAGTTGGCTTTGCTCAGACTAAGTCTCTCGACGGTAAAGTAAAGGTAGTAATCTTAGATGAGTCTGATGGAATAACCTTAGATGGTCAGAGAGCATTGCGTAATACTATGGAGGAATATAGTAGTGGTACTCGATTTATTCTTACTGCGAATTATAAGCATAAGATTATACCAGCTATTCAAAGTAGAACTCAATTCTTCGATCTCAACCCGCCGTTTGACGATGTTGTGAAGCGT